CTACCATTAAGGCTTTTGGGTGTTGCTGTCGGTACCCAGGATGAGCGTTCTGTATGTGGCTAGTTAGGTTCTCCGCTCTGTACCCACACTCTAAACAAGTCACGTAATCCTCAGGTTCGAACTTGTCAGCCCATCTGGTATCCTCGGCTTTCTGTTGGCAGGAGGGACAACGACTGTCATGCATCCAACCCAAAAACTTGGAAACGTCATGGGGCGTACCACACCCCGGACAGGTGACGGACTTAACCTCGCCTGTACCATGTCCACCATCCCTAGTCCTAGCAGCGTCAGACATTGCCCGTTCAACCTTTAGGGAACGAATCTGAACATCTCGACCATACTGAGCACGGTACTGATCCGCCGTAATCCCATGTGCCGCTTTCAAATGTCGAGCCAAAGACTTCGAACGATGACCACAGACAAGGCAGACGACGTAGTCAACCCCCTGTGTGACACTAGCCCAACGGGCTTCCCTTTGGGCATCCTGATAACGAATGTGCGCCTCGTCCCCCGCCTTTCTACGACGTCCGAAATGTCCCGCCAGACCCCCTTCCCCAACTACCTGTAAGCCACACACAGGACAAGCACGATCACAACGGCAATTTTCACAGACGAAAGTTGTTAACTCCATGTGTGCCGTCTGATTAGCTTTCAGAACGACAGGACTATGACACTTTGAACATGCCACTGTAACGTCCTTGTACACACGAGAGTTAGCCGTAGCCCGACATGTTTTGGCAGCCGCAGCAGCCTGGAGCTTTTTGCCACGTGCGACAAAGGCATCTTCCCCAAAAGCGGCCTTCCATTTAACTCGTAAAGTGTTGGGACTCATGCCCAAACGACGAGCAACAGCTTTGAAAGGCTCCGTCGTCGCAAAAGGGTCTAGGATTTCTTCCTGAGTTGCTTTAGATCTTGGTCCACCCATTGAGCCACCTCCTAAATCCACGATACCGGGAAATCAGGAGGTCGTCAAGGATTACTAGGCTCTTTTACGCTGAATAGTGGCTGCCCTACAAACTTGACCTCAAATGAAAGGTGAGAATTAGGTATAATAGTGGGAATACTGGGGAATAGTACGCCTCTATCTCTGCGATTGTGGGATCGTCGGCTGAGATGTTGGCCTTGACTCCGGTGTAGGCACTGATGATCTGGGCGGCAACGAGCCGCTTGAGCATCATCGCCAACCGACCCTCGATCTGGCTCACGACACCGGGCAGGAACTTGATCCCAACGAAGTTCTCCAGGACGTTCCGGGCCTGCCGCTGCACCTCGTCTGCGATCATGATGATCGTCGGCAGCTTGGTCAGGATGTTGGACATGTCCGTGGTCAGACCGTGCCGCACCCGCAGGAACGGAGGCTTGTCTTCGAGGATCGTCACACCCTTCTGTGCCACCTGATTGGCCTCGACCGGGTCGAGCAGGCGGGCAAGCTGGGTGAACCCGGTCAGCCGACGCCCCGTCCAGGGAGTCGCCACATCAAGGTTCGGGGACACAACCGAGCCTGCAAGAGCTGCGGCCAGGAAGGGTCCGTCCACCAGATACTCCCGCACATTGTTCAGGTTGTCCTGAACGGTGAGGGTTGCCATGTCCGGGTACACCAGCCGCATACGGGTGCTACCCAGGGTCTGGGCCAGCGAGATTGCATCCGTGGGAAGCGTTCCCGAGACCGTACCGACGATGGCCGTCCGTTCGGACTTGTACCGGATGCTGCTCATCTTGTCACAGGAGCGACGGAGGATCTGGTACATGTCCGTCGAATCACCCCGCATCGGCGTGATGATATCGGGGGTCACGAAGCCGGGCAGCACACCTTCCATCTCCGCAATCGCTGCGGTGTAGGAGGCGACACTGGCCTGCTCACCAGTCCCTTCCTTCTGGACCTGCTTCACTCCGACCAGGACCGCACCATTCAACATCGCCAGGTAGGTGGCGAGGGACACCGGGTTGTCCGGGATGGGGGAGCCGTAGGCTGCCTCCACCGAGGACATCTTGGTGTAGAACTGAGTCGTGAAGTCCTGCTTCGTGTAGATGTAGCTGGCGTAGTACAGGTCACCGATGGAGGGCTCGTTGCCCGCACGCTCGTAGGTCTTCACCGTCGCCGTATCATCGACAGCCACGTTCACAGTGTTGGCCACCTTCATCTCCACACCGGGAATAACCCGGACCGGGATGTTGGCGTCACAGGTGAACGTCGTGGAACAGGCGACCCGGAAGATTGCCGTGGCACCCGTGGGATAGCTGATCCAGGGACCGACCTTATCCGTGCTCCAGTTCCTCGGGAGGATCGTGAAGGTCAGGCCGGTCACGTCATCGATGTAGGTCTGTCCGACCACACCGTCCTGGCCCGTACCGTTGTTGAGCACCGAGGTGGCAACGGAACCGGACCCAGCGCTGTTGCTGGAAATGACGAAGTAGCCATCCAGTGCCGGGTCACCCACCGCACCGTCGCCGTCCTCGGAGGTGAGGCCCGTGCCGTAGAACAGAGCGCTCTGCACGTTCGGGCTGGGATCCCTGACGGTCACGCTGGATGCGCTCCCCAAGGAAGCCGTCAGTGCCGGAGCGTCCTGGATGTACAGGAACTCAGCGTCGGTCTCGTCCAGGACCACCGTAGCGAATCCATAACGGACGAAGGTGTGGGTTCCACCACCGGGGACGGCGGTGGGATCCAAAGTCCAGTCGTTGAAAGTGGCAATCTGGTGACTCATCAGAGCAGATGCCAGTTTCTTGGTCTCCACCAGGGAGCGGAATGCTGCGGCACCGGAACCGAACCCGATGGAGCCGTTGGCGTTCCCAGACCCGATAACGATCTTGGCCTGCTCGTTCGTCAGGACACCCTTGAGGCGGGTGCCTGCACCTTCCTGGATAACCAGCCCGGCAGCGATGACTGCGGCTGCGTTGCCCCAGGGTGCGCCCGGAACGGCTGCCATCGCTGCAACGATCTGACCGAGAACCGAGGCGACAGCCGTGATCGGACCCAGCGCCGTGGACGTTCCCGTGGGGGTAGCGGTGAAGTTCACCTCTACCGGGGTACCGTCCAACTCAAAGAGGAAGTCGTCGTTCGCTCCCTGGGTGCCCGTACCGTCATAGAACAGAACCGCAGGCTCTGCCGTGACTGCATCCTGACCACCAATGATGCCCACGTTCCCGTACATCGTAGCGGGGTGAACAACAGCGGCGGACCCGGCGTATCCGGTGTCTCCCGTAGCCAGCCCAACGATGTCGTTTCCGACCTGGACCCCCAATTCGGTCTGGGACACCACGAAGTCGGCAGCCATGCTTCCGCCACCACCTGGCAGGAAGCGGTTGCGGAGGATGATCCGGTCATAGGGCTTGTACTCGCCGGTCACGGGGCACTCGTAGGCCCGAGCAATCGGACCCTGTACCAGGGCAGCCTGACCACCGGCAGCGGCAGCCCCTGTGTCAAGACCCGCCAGGATTGCGAAGTCCTCAGCGGCGGTTGCTGCGTCGAGGAACTGCAAAGATCCGGCAGTGTCCACGCCCGGAAGCTGCATGCTGAACTGCAACTGCCCATCGGCGTTCGCTGCACAGGTAATGATCAGTCCTGCGTGCGCTACCGAGGCGAGGGCTGTGACCTGAACAGCGGTCTGTGAGGTGACCTCGGCGGCGAGAAGCGCTGCCGTGGCGAAGGGGCCATCACCCAGATCCACCGTGTTGCCAGCGGTAAACACCAGCGCACCGGACACGTCGCCTGTGTAGACCATACGCATCTTATCATGCAGGCCAACCGCCAGTGTGACGGGACCGTCGAACTTGGTGGCTCCTGTATAGAGCGCCACCGTGTTGGGGTTGTAGATGAAGTAGGGATCCGTGACAATCGGAGACGCTGCGGCCCATACGGGGGTCACCGTCGCCGTCTGGGTGACGCCGTCGTAGTCCGTCACGGTCACAGCCTGACCGGCGGTGCCTGCACCACCGTTGCCGACTACAATGACCCAGCCGTTGTAGTAGTCGTCCGAGGTCGCCGCTGCGGGGGGCGTAGCGGTAGCGCTCAACACGAGGGTACTTGCAATGGATCCACCCTGAGCCAGCCCGCCGTGCCCGCTGGCATGCTCATTAATACGGTCTGCAAAGTAGGTGGCATCCACGGCAGTCGCCGGGGGCAACACCACCGGGATGCTGACGTCGTCCACAATCAGTGTGAGGGTCTCATCCGCCGTGATCGTAACGCTCTCACCCTCCACGGAACCAACGCCGCCTTCGTATGCCAGTTCAGTTCCGACGAGGGAGGCGAAGAAGCCACCCGTGTGGGTGAGGACCGCCGAGGGGGATGCCAGATCGAGGCCCGCCGTCGAGGTTGCCTCAATCCCATGTACCTGGACACGGAGGTGGTCGGACTGACCATCGATGAAGGCATAGGGTCCGGCACCGGAGAGGCCATACTTGGCCGGGGATGCCTTCCGGGCTGCAAACTGGACCGTAACGATCTCGTCAACAGGCCCCGTGAAGAAGTCGCCACTCACGGACTCATAGTGGAAGTCCGGGTTCAACTCGGAACCGGAGGGGAATTCCACAGTGACTCCTACAAGAGCCGCACCCTTACTCCCTGCGGTGATTGAGGCACCGAAGATGGAAGCGCCCAGGGCGTTCTTCACGGCGTACTGACCAACACCCGAGGCACCCGCTGCCTCGTTGGCGATGGTGTAGGTGGCGTCGGTGAGAACGTTGTAGTACACGGTTGCCCACACCGAGGCACCCGGAGGAACGGCCTCCGCCAAGGTGAGGACGGAACCTTCAACCTTCAGCACTTCAACCTTGCCCCGTGCCATCGCATCCTGGACGTCGTAGCCCCAGTAGGCCCACACGACATCAGGACGGTTGGTTGCCACGTCGATCCGATTGTTGCTGATGGTCTGGTAGAGGCTCTGACCGAGCGGTGTATCCCGCCCGTTTCCCAGCGTAGGACTCACGGGAAGCTGGAAGCTGAGGCGGGAGTCCGTGGACACACCACCAGCAGCGGACACCACCGGGGTGCATGCCCCGAGGAAGGTCCGGTTGTCCACCAGGGACAGACCGATCTGGGTGTCATCGAACGGCTCCGATCCGACCGTATTGATCCCCGCAATCACCGTGGCTGCCGTGCCCCACATGATGCGATCATCCTCAAGGATGAAGTCGGCACCCTGGGTGTAGTCGCTGACGCCTGGCACCGAACCGCACTGAGTCACCGATGTGACGGCGATGTGAGCCAGGTAATCGAACGTATCCTGCCAGGTGTTCCAGTAGTACTGGATGGACATCACCGCACCCGCTTTGGGTGCCCGAGACAGGGTCACTGCACGGGAGGCACCGTCCACGGACGAGGGGATGACCTGGACACCATCCACCCGCACCACAACGTGGGAGGGGTCGGTCGTGGTCACACCACCGCCGGAACCGTCCACGATGGGACCTTGGAAGGTGTAGAAGGTGGAGACCCGGTTATCAGCCAGCCCAGCGATGAGGCCGAGCAGCCCGTTGGCACTCCCATCCGCTACAGACACGCTATAGGTGGCCAGCAGGGACAGCGTAGAGTGTCCGTAGCTGTTCACGAAGGTGGTGGCCGTCAGCGTCCCCGCACGGGCCGCTGTGATCGCTGCTGCAATCTGAGCCATCGTGTAGGTGCTGCGTGCCGGAAGGGCAATGGAACGGGCCACACTGTCAACCACCAGGTTGACAACGTTGTTGGCCGCATCCACAACCACACCACCCACCGTGATATCGCCGTGGATGTCCAGGACGGCACTGGTGGAGTTCGGGGCGTCCACGTCTGCGAGACCCGAGAGAGCCTTCACGGTCGCCAGACGGTTGGGCACCTGTTCCGACACGTCATCGGTCAGCAGGGTGTCCGTGCGATCGAAGTAGTAGGTACAGCGGACGACGTCTCCGGGCGAGGGAACGGTTGCAAGCTGTACAAGTCCGGTGGACCCGGCCACGGAACGGACGGCGATGACCTCGTTATTGATGGTCACGGTCACGTCAGTGCGGCTTGTGGTCGTAGTGCCCGTACCGTCACCAGTGACGATGGGGTAGTTTACCACCTGGAGCTTGTCCAGGACTCCGTCCCAGGCACCCAGGGTGATCTGACCTGTGGCAGACTCAACCACGACAGCACGAAGAGACTCGTCCTCACCGACAACCCGCTGATCCACCGTGGAAGAGGAACCACGGACGATCTCCAGGTCTTGCTGGATGAGGTTCTCATTTCCCTCACCAATGATGATGGGAATCTTGAGGCTCTCCAGAGCCGATGCCAAAGGGTTTTCAAATAGTGTCGTCGTGAAAACGCCCGGAGGAGCATAATTTTGACCAGGAAATGGCATCTGTCCACCTCACATGTTCTCTTCAATGTTCAGCCCAAAAAATCGACACATTTAGCCACGGTCAAAACCGGGAATGGCTTATGCCCTTTCTAATGAGTCCTGGTTATTGAAGCAAAAACGGGATGGCACTGAGAAAAGAGAAGGCTACTTGGGAGGTTCTTCTTCCTTGTCCTGGTTCATCGCTTTGTCATTGATGGCAAGCGCTCGGTCATGAACAGCCCGCTCCTCAGCGGTCAGCACCCGGTACGTCCCATCAGGATTCCGGGAGAGGTCATACCCGGAAGCCTCAGGGTGATGACCAAGGATGGTTCGTTTCTCCTGCAACCGCTGGTCTGCAACCTCCCACCCTTGCTGGGCGGAAGCTCCAATAGCTCGGTCGGCTTCTAGATCGTACTGCGAGACACCCGTATTTTGTGGGACCGGGCCACTCACATCCTGATGGAAGCTGCCGGTCACGTCCTCGGGGATCATCCGCTCCGCCTCCTCCCCACACTGACACTTCTTGGGGAGCAGGCGGTGCTTCACCGAAGCGTGACCCTCGAATTGAATTCCACACTGGCACTGATAGGTGTAAAGGGGCAAAGCGCACCTCTTAGCGAATAGTCTCGTATGTACTGTTCCGTCCTGAGAAGAATGGATCCGTGATCGTCTCCAATCCCAGGCTCTCCAACATCTGGATGTTCCCCTGCCAGCCGTCAAGCTGCTCGTCCGTCATCTGTGCCACCAACCGAGCCTGTTCCACCGTAAGGGGGGCCGCTTGGCGGAGGAACACACCAAGGGGCACATGGATAGACCAATCTGTCTCCACCGTCATGGAAAAGTTCGACGTGTAGAAGTAGTCGTCCCCGTTCTCATCGTAGGGCTCTTCGGCCTCCCCACCCAGGGACAGGTCGATCATCTCCATACCCTCAGACGACAGGAACGGACGCAACACACCCCAGAGGTACACAACAGTCTGATCCGCAATCTCCTGTTGAACATAAACGTCACGGGAGGACACATCGAAGTCCAGGGACAGATCCCACTTACCACCGTACTCCAACGCCGCCGGACGACGGAGGCTGTCAACAACAACGGCGAGTCGGTCGCCCTTCTCATTTCGCCTGCCAAACGCCAACACGACCCCTGGGATCGTACTGTTGTCCGCCCTGTCGGGAACGATTGTGTGTGGTCCCGTAGTCTCGCCCGGAGAACGGTAATCAGCCACCAGAGACCGGCCTCCTGTGAGGGCCTCAGTCAGCACGATCTCACCCGTAGGTTTACCTGAACCGTCCAGGGTGAGGGTGTAGTTGACCTCCTCCACAAGCTGGAATCCAGCAGGCATTTCGAAGAGGCGGAGGGTTCCCGTCACAGGCGGCTGTTGAAGCTGCCAGTGCGTGGTACTGACTGCTGTGACGGCTTCCCTGTAGACGTCCAAAAGCTGATCAACGTAGAACTCCGTGTCCCCCGTCAACTCGATGAAGTAGACCCCCGGCGAGGAAGGGAAACGCCCACTGTTGTTCTGGATGGCTACAGAGTCCTCCCGGACCCACTCCAAAGCGGTCCCAGGGTAGTTCTGCACTCGGGTCAGGTAGACGTAGCTGGTAACGATGCCAATGTAGTTGTCCGCCGAGAGGTCAACCCGACTACCACCACCTGTCTTAACGACGATGCTATGCTGGGGTCGTTCCTTGAAGGAATACTTCCCCTGGATGTTGTCCACCAGATCCCTGTACCGGGGGTGATACTGCCAGTACTTCCGCAACTCTAGAATGAAGCGTCTTTTGAGGGCCGCTGTTAATCTGAAATAAATGGGACACCTCCGTCAACAACTGAATACTTTACCCATCAGCCAACGGAAATTATCAGTGTTTTAACGTCAATGGGGGGCGGAGGGGCTCCCCTCCAGAAACTCTCGGAAGGCTCCAGGAGGCTCTTCCTCTACCACGGTGGCCACAATGGGGGGGTCCAGTTCCGTCTTGACTGTGTTTAGCACAAAGCCCTTGAAACTGATCTCCGCTGGTGGGGTGACACCCCGAACGTAGGCGACCGGACTTGGAATACCCGTGGTGCGGACTGGTACAATGTTCGCTGACTGAGACATCTCGAAGGTAGTGGTCATAACCACGTAGGTCATCTCCGACCCATCATCCTCAACCAAAGTCAGACGAATCTCTTTCATCCAGGCAGCCCTGGCCGCACAAGATGATGCTCCCCCACGTCCATGGGTTTGTCGGCCACAGCCTCGGCACACCAAGTGGCACTGAGTTCCGCCAGCTTCTCATCAGACGCAGGCGGTGCAATAGGCAAGGCCCCCCGAATCAAAAGGGTACGACCCTCCCCCGTATGGAGAAGCTGCTTGATCTCCTCAGCGGGCAAGCCCAAACCCTTAGCCACGACCTCAGGAATAGGATCTCCGATATGTAGGCAAACCAGCTTCAGGCAAACCCACTCATCCGTCTCATCCTCGATGAACCCGAACATCCTCGCTTTGGGATCCTCACACACGGCAAGATCGTGCCCCGCTTCCTTTGCCTGCACCAACTGAAGCAGCCAGTCCGTCAAGGACTCGCACGGACGAGGTGTAACGACAGGGGGCCAGGAGACCGCCCGGAAAGGAGCCTCAGCCTCCTCTATCACAGCCCTGGCACCAACGTGGCGACGAGCATTCTCCACCACCTCCTCTCCTGTACCGGGAACAATCTCTCGCCGCCGGAGGGGGTCTGGGATGGTCATCCCGGAAAGGGACAGGAAGTGCCCCATCCCTGCATCTCCATGGCTATGGATATTGACGGAGTCAGGGTCCAGCTTAAAGGTCTTGTCAGACGTCTGCATCGTACCGTCAGGCAACTCCACGGTCGTGCGTGTGATGACCTCGAACGTCTTCACGGTGCTCATTCGTCGTCCTTTGCCTTCCCTCGCCCTGACGTTTCCGACAGCACGGGGGGGTCCTGGGGACTCGGGCGCACAAGCTGATGTACTCCCACGTCCACGGGTTTGTCAGCTTCAGCCTCGGCACACCAAGTGGCACTGAGTTCATCCAGACGCTCATCGGACGCAGGCGGAGCCTCAGGGAGCGCCCCCGTGATCAGAAGGGTACGACCCTCTTCCGTATTGAGAAGCTGTTTGATCTCCTGAGACGTCCTACCAAGAGATTTGGCCACGGTCTCAGGAATGGGGTCTCCTATGTGCAGGTGGGCCAGATCCAGACAAACCCACTCATCCGTCTCGTCATCAATGAACCCGAGCGGCCTCGTTCTGAGATCATCACACACGGCAAGATTGTGCCCCGCCTTCTGTGCCAGCGCCAACTGAATCAACCAGTCAACCAAGGACACGCACGGGCGGGTTGTGACGATGGGTGACCAGGGGATGTCCTGGAAGGGAACCTCTGCCTCCTCGACCATAGCCATCGCCTCAAGATGGCACCGTGCATACTCTCGCTCCTCGGAGAAGAGGAAAGGACCCTGTGAGACCTCCGGCACCCTCAGCCTAGAAAGGGACCGTGGTGAGTCTGTGAGCACGGGGAAATCATGGCAACTGGGCATCTCATCAGGGGCCTGGTCCCGATACTCCTGAACCTTGTCCTCAGAGATGGTCTTCTGCGGACGTTCGTGCCGTTGGGTCCGAAGGGACTCCTCCATCGCTTCGACCTCATCCACGTTAGCCTTAGAAGCCCAGGACGCTTCCCAGATGTCCCCCAACAGGAACATCTCCAACGACTCCGCCTTGTCCCATTCTCCGAAGACATCTTGGATGTCCTGGTCCAGTGTCGGAACGTCCACGTTGTACAGGTCCACCTGATAGGCTTCATTTGTCAACCCGTCCTCAACCAAAAAGCCTATGGCACGGACTGGAGCGGTCCCTCCAGGGACACTTCGCTCCTCGGAAATCTCGTAAGGGGTACGGGGTTTCTTCCGGTAGTACATGAGAGCCCGGAAAAAACTGTTCTGATCCGTGCAGTGGTACACCACGGGGTGGATGCACTGGAGGCCCCTAGTGGGCTTGGTCCAGCCGGTCGTGTGCGGCGTAGCGGAAATCCCATTCATTCGTCATCTCCTTCCTGTTCCTGAATGGCCTGGACAAGCAGACCGTAGGCCACACAGTTCAAAGGCTCCTTAGCCTGCCGGATGTCCAAGATCTCAATCGGGAACTTCTTCCGTCGCTCCTCGAACACCTTGGTGAAGAACTCCATGAAACCCCCCGCCATGCTCGTGCCACCGGACACGATGAGAGGGATTGGACGGGCAAGAGCAAACTGACCCTCGATCAGCTTAAAACGGGCCACGATCTGATCGAAGACGTACTCTACCATCGCCCGGTAGTAAAAGGCCAAAGCCTCCTGGTAGCGACCGTCCGGCTTGTTCAGATCAAATCCTGCCTCCTTAACGGCACACATCCGGGCCTGGGTAGCTCCTACGGATGAGGAAGCACCCTTGTCAATCCAATCGCCACCCCTGCCAACTGAAAAGGTTAGACCCTCGATGGTGTTAATAGCCAGAGCGACATTCACCATACCTGACCCAAAGGACAAGGAAAGTCCTGAGAAATCATCCGCTGCAGCTTCGCTGTAAATGATTGCCATCGCCTCGTTACCTGCGTATGGGGTGTACCCACACTCCTTCACGATACGTTGGAAAACACCCTGGTGGTAAATCACGTCTCGATCCGGCTGATCCAGCGGTGCTGCCGGGACCGAGTAGTAGCAGACCTCATTAGGAACCTGAGGCTCACCCAGCACGTTCTTGATCAGCAGACCCAGAACCTCCAGGCTCGATGCCTCGCTGGGAGACACAATGCCCGAAGACAGGGGCCTGCGGGGTTCCCGCCCGAACACATTGGCAATCTCCATCGCTGCATCCCCAAGGATGAGGACGTCGTCCCCACGATCCACAAAGGACTT